GCCGCGGCGAACCCCGCGTGGGGCGTCATCGTGGACGAGGACACGCTGCGCGAGGTGTTCAACAACCAGACCGAATCACAGTTCCGCCGCTACCGGCTCAACCAGTGGGTCGACTCCGAGGACTTCTGGCTCCCGCATGGCGCGTGGGAAGCGTGCGAGGACCGCACGGCGGAACTGGCGCCCGGAATGCCGACGTGGGTTGGCTGGGACGCGTCGACCAAGAACGACAGCACGGCGATCGCGGCGGTACAGAACCAGGACGGCGTGGCGGTCGTGCGTGCGTGGGTCTGGAGCCGGCCGGTGCGCCCGGACGGGAACCCGGATGAGACGTGGCGGTTGCCGATTGTGGAGTGCGAGGAACTGATCCGAAGCCTCTGTACGCAGTACGACGTGCAAGAGGTGAGCTACGACCCTGCGTGGATTACGTGGTCAGCGGCTGACCTGTTGGCGGAAGGGTGGCCGATGCTGGAGTTCCCGCAGACGCCCTCGCGGATGAGTCCAGCGACGGCGGCGATGTACACGGCGATTGTGCAGGGCAACCTGCGGCATGATGGCGACCCGGTACTGGCGTCGCATGTGAAGGCGGCACGTGTGCGCCCGATGCGGATGGGCGGTGAGATGCTGGAGAAGATCCACAAGGGGAAGAAGATTGATGCGGCGGTGGCGTTGTCGATGGCGATACACGGCGCGTTAGGCGAGACGGTTGAAGAATCTGTCGAGGTTTTCTTCGTGTGATGGCTGTTAGACTGTGGGAGTATTCATGGCGATTGTGAAGTCCGTCCGTGCGGTGGCTGCGAAAGCGGGCTCAGTGCTCGATCAGGAAGATCGACGCCTAGTCGGCCAGGGGGTTGTCATCTCGATGGCTGCGCTCTGGGTAGCCGGGATGCTCGGACTCGCCATCCGTGTGTTCCTGTTCGCGCTCGGAGGTTAGGCAGATGGGCCTTCTACGACAGACGTGGGATTCGGTACGGAACGTTTCGAGTTTCGCGCCCATCGCTATCCCTGCATGGCAGACCGGCACCGCGCAGAACAACGACGGGAAGTATCTCAGCTTTGCCCGTGAGGGCTACCAGGCGAACGAGCTTGTGTATGCCGGGATTGAGGAACTCGCCAGTTCCGCGGCTGAGCCGCACATGCAGGTCAAGATGTCGGGCCAGTGGCGCGATGACCATCCGATGCTGACGCTTCTGAATCGCCCGAATGCGTTCATGGATCGGTTCGCGTTCTGGGCGAATGTCATCATGCACCTGTACATCGGCGGCAACGCGTACGCGCTCATCGTGAAGAGCGGTAGCGGCCGGCCGGTAGAGCTGTGGTTGATGCGCCCGGACCGTGTGCAGATTGTGCCGTCGAAGACGGACTACATCGCGCGGTACGAGTACGACGGTGGAGACGGCAGGCCGACGCCGCTGCCGGTGGGTGACGTCATCCACTGGAAAAAGCGCAGCCCGACCGATGATTTCTATGGGCAGTCGCCGCTGCTGGCTGGGTCTGGCCGAATCGACATCGATAACTACATGAAGTCGTTTGTTTCGACGTTCTTCAAGCGGGCTGGTATCCCGGTTGGAATGCTGAACGTCGAAGGTGCGTTGTCGCCCGATGAGAAGTCGGAAATCCGCGACAGATTCGCCCGGGATTACGGCGGGCCGCAGGGATGGCACGGACTGATGATTGTCGCCAAAAACAAGGCGAGTTTCACCCCAATGACCCGCGATTTGGGTAATTCCGGGCTGGTTGTGCCTGAATTGGACGAGATCGCAGAGGCCCGGATTCTCATGCTTTTGGGAGTTCCGCCGGAACTCATCGGCGCCCGGGTGGGCATGCAGAACTCCAGTTATGCGCAGAAGCGGAGTGCGCGGGAATCGTTCTGGGATGAGACGCTCGCGCCGCTGTACAAGGAAATGGCAGGCCCGTTGACGCTGCGATTGGCACCGTATTACCCGCGAATCACCGATGTTCGGTTCGATTTGAGTGACGTTCGCGCTCTCCAGGAGGATATCGACAAGATCTCCGCGCGAGAACGCGCGGACCTGCTGGCGTCGGCCATCACGCGGGAGGAGTACCGGGAACGACGTGGTTATGGGCCAGCGCCGAGTGACGGCACCTGGCTGGTGCCGACAACGCATGTGCCGAGCGAAGACGGGATGCTGCCAGAAGAGCCAGCGCCCGAGCCAGTAGCGGCGCCGGCGGTGCCCGCGTGACGCAGCCGAGCGAAGCGAAGCGGTTTACGTGCCCGTCGTGCGGGCGTTACCTCGGGACAAGCGACGGGCGGTACTTCGAACCGCCGCCGTGCTCGTGCGGCTGGCAGACGGTGCTGAAGAACGTCAAGCTGGTGGCGCGGTAGTTCTATTGACTTACCGTTTTCCATGGTACAATCAGCAGCGAAAACCCCGGCAGTGTTGGAGCACTCCGGGGGATGGCCAAACCCTTGCGTGAGAAGGGTCTGACGCCCCTAAGCGTATCCGTTTAGGGCGGCGGGCGCATCTCGTGACTCTTTGGGGTTTGGTCGTACCAGGAGGTACGACAGTGGTTGCTCCCAAGACGGTTGTCATCGAAATCCCGCCAGTGGTTATCCGCACGATGCCGATCCGCATCGTCGGCGATTCCCCGCTCATCTCGCACAAGTGGAGCGACAAGGCGAAGCAGATGATGCTCGACAAGCAGATGGGCAAGGCGGTGCCGAAGAAGGCGCCGAAGGACCCAGAGCAGGAATACCGCGACAGCCTCTATGAACACCCGGACGGCGGCTACGGGTTCCCTTCCGTGGCGTTCAAGGCGGCGGCGGTTTCCGCCTGCCGGAGCGTGGACGGCATCAAGATGACCGAGGCCCGGGCCGCGTTCCATGTGCCAGGTGAATTGGTCAAGATCGACGGTACGCCCGAGATGCGCGAAGACATGGTGCGCATCGGCATGGGTACCGCAGACATCCGCTACCGGGGGGAGTTCAAGGAGTGGAGCGCGACCCTGATGATTCGCTTCAACGAAAACGTCCTTACCCCGAGCCAGATCGTGAACCTGTTCAACGTGGCGGGGTTCGGCGTGGGCATCGGTGAATGGCGTCCCGAAAAGGACGGGAGCTACGGTATGTTCCATGTTGCCTTGGGGGAAGCTGAATGATTTACCAGTGGTCGAAAACGAGCCGTGCGCCTCGGCCGGGACTCAAAGCGCAGGACGTAGGGGAGCGGCTGGAGAAGATCCGGGCCACTGCCGAACTGACCGCCGAACGCGTGGTTGAGGATGCTCGCCCGCCTGAAGCCGTGCTGCATCCAGCGTTCGAGTGGGATGACTTCATAGCGGCTGAGGAATACCGCAAGGAACAGGCGCGGGCGCTCATTCGTGCTGTTGTAGTTTCCACCGATTCTGAGCAACCCGACCGGACGATTCGCGCGTTCGTGGTCGTCTCGGAACTCGGGGAGGAATCCTACGAAGCCATATCGACCGTCATGGAAGACCCAGATCTGAGGCAACAGGTTCTGGCGCGGGCCATGCGTGAGTTCAAAGCGTGGCAGCATCGCTATCAGGACTATGCCGAACTCGCGAAGGTGTTTGCGGCGGCATCGAAGGTGAAAGTTTCAGCCTGACAGGGCTAGGCGTGGTTGGTGTGGCAGGCGTGGCACGGCCCGGCTTGTCATGGCGAGGTGCGGCGAGGCGGGGTGTGGCAGGTATGGCTAGGCGCGTTCAGGCGTGGTGTGGCGAGCCGGGGTGCGGTCAGGCAGGCGGGGCGAGGCGCGCCTGGGCCGGGTACGGCCTGGTGAGGCCGGGCACGGCTGGCGGGGTAAGGCTCGGCATGGTTTTGCAGGCGGGGTTTGGTGAGGCATGGCCAGGCAAGGTGGGGCGTGGCAGGCATGGTCAGGCGAGGCAGGGCACGTCGGGGCCAGGCATGTCCGGGCAGGCATGGTTAGGCGAGGCGAGTTATGGCGGGCCGGGGCTTGGCTCGGCAGGCTATTGACACCCTGAAATCTGCGCATTTACTCTAGCGGTAGCACATAAGTTCACCTCCGCATAGGACTTCAGGAGTCAACGCGGCGAGGGCCTCACCCGAATCGGGCCAGATCGGGAGAGAGGCCCTTTTCGTTTGCCCGCTACGTGGTACACGATCACCAATTCCGCCCCGGACGTGGCGGATGTCGCGCTTTACGGTGAAATCGGCTTCGACGGCGTTACTCACGCTGACTTTGCGAACGATCTTCGCGCGATTACAGCCAAGAACATCACCCTTCGCATCAACAGCCCGGGCGGCTCTGTTGAAGAGGGCATCGGGATTTTCAACGTCATCAAGGATCACCCGGCGACAGTCACCGGGTACGTCGAAGCTGCCTGCCATTCGATCGCTTCGGTAATCCTCCAGGCAGCTGACCGTCGTGTGATGAGTCCGCACAGCCGGATGATGATTCACAGCGCAATGGCGATGGGTCGCGGCTACGCCAGCGACTTCGAGAACATGGCTCGCCGGCTCCGCGAGACGAGCGACAACATCGCTTCGATTTACAGCGAACGGAGCGGCAAAGAGGCCGCCTACTGGCTCAACCTCATGGAGGCTGAGACCCGTTTCACCGACAAGCAAGCCGTTGAAGCGGGCCTTGCGGATGAGGTCGGTCGCAGTTACAGCGCGGCGCACTTCAAGGTAGCGGCCTCGTTCGATTGGGCGAAGTTCAGTAACAACGCAGACGAGATCAAAGCCGAACTCGAAGCCGTCGCCACTGAAGGCGCTATCACCCCCGAACTCATCGAATCCGCCGTCGCCGAGGGCATCCGAAAGGGTGTCGCGGAGGCGGTTGCTGCCATCCAGGCATCAGTCGAGCGAAATCGCATCGATCCGGGCGACGCGGCACGTCGCGAACTCGAAGACGCGATCGCTCGCGTGAAGCTCTAAGGGAGTAGGCGAAATGGCCGATCTGGCACTCATCAATCAGGAACTCGCAGACCTCCGCGCAGAGCGAGAGGAAATCCGCAAGAAGCACCAGGGCGCGACGATGCCGGAAGAGGCGCGCGCTCGCGACATGGACATCGTGGACCGCGTGAAGCGCCTCACCTTCGTGGCCGAAGAAGAGCGCCAGAAGGAACGCGATAACCTCATGGCCGAGACGGCCAAGTTCATGGAAGACCCGCGGTACACCATCAACCGCGCCGTCAATCCGGATGACCAGGGGCTGCGCGAACTCAACCGCGCCGGCTGGGAAATCAAGGGCGGCATGGTCCATCGCCAGACCTCGGTCGGCGAGATCGCCATGTACCCCGAAGAGGTCGTTCACGGGCCGATCACCGATGCCGGTGCCGCCGAGTACATTAACAAGGTCCGCCGGACGCTCCAGCCGGACTACCGGAACGCCTGGATGTCGTTCATGCGGAACCTTGCCACCAGTCGCTCCGAAGCGATGGCTCTCTCTCGCCTCTCCGGGCCGGAGCAGAACGCGCTGAGCGAAGGCACCGAGGCCCACGGTGGCGTCCTCGTCCCGCCGGATGTGCAGGCCGAGATTCTCGCCCGGACCGCGCAGATGTCCGTCATGCGTCGGCTCTGCCGCATCGTGACCACGACCCGCGACCTGGTGCGCTTCCCGGCGGTGACCGCCAATTCCACGTCCGGCTCGCTCTACAGCTCCGGCTTCGTCGGCACCTGGGCCGCGGAAACCCCGGCATTCTCCGAAACCGATCCGTCGTTCGAGAGCTACGAGATCGCGGTCAAGAAACTCCGCGTGGCGACCAAGATGAGCAACGACTGGCTCGCGGACGCCGGCGGCAACATGATCGCGTTCCTCGCCCAGAACGGCGCCGAAAACATGGCGCTGGTCGAAGATGACGGCCTCATCGCCGGCACTGGCGCCAACCACACCCCGATGGGCATCCTCAACGCGGGCATTACGACCGTGGACGTGGAGGGTTCGACCTCGAACACGATCTCGAACACGACCACGAACGCGGGCTCGTACCCGAAGATCATCGGCCTGCTCTACGAAGTCCCGTCTCAGTACGAGTCGGGGTCGTCCTGGCTGATGCGGCGGGCCATTGAGGCGGAAGTCCGCAAGCTGGTGGACGGCAACGGCCGGTCGGTCTGGCTTGGCGGCGGCGATCCCGGCTTCGCGGGCACCCCGCGCAACATCATGAATTACCCCGTTTACAACTCGGACTCGGTGCCGAACGACGGTTCGGACACCAACAAGGTGATCGTGGTCGGGAACTTCTCGAACTACATCATTGTCCAGCGGCAGGCGATCACCACGACCGTCCTGCGCGAGCGGTTCGCTGACACGGACCAGACCGGAATCATCCTCTCGGAGCGCGTCGGCGGCGGCTGCTGGAACATCGACGCTTTCCGCATCGGCGTTGTCTAAGAATCCGGGGGCTTCGGCCCCCACCAATTCCATCCTCGGAGGATGATCATGGCAGGACATGCAGGATCTCAGCAGCCAGTGGTTCGCCAGGAGCGCGCCCCGGCATTGCTGGACAAAGACACGGCGTCGGGCCTGGCGACCATCGCGACCGGGGTTGACACCGCCGGTTACGACCGGGTGGCCTTCGACATCGCCATCGGCACGGCTGTCTCCGGCGCCGTCTTCGATGCCTGGGTTGTGGAGTCGAACGAGTCGAACCTCGGCAACGCCACCAACGTGAACTTCGCCAACAACTCGTCGGCGCAGATCAAGATCACGCAGGTGACGGCCTCGGCCAACATGAACAACACCGTCCGCACGCTCGAGGTCTACCGGCCGGCGAAGCGGTACGTCGGTGTGACGCTCAAGACGGCGACCCAGAACATCACCCTGGTCTCGGTCATCTCGCGGAAGTGGCGCGGCACGGGGACCATCCCGGCGACCGTGACGACCGACCACGAGTACATCAAGGGCCAGGCTTACACCGCCTGATAGGAGGGCTGACATGGTGGCTGTTAGCCCCTCCCTGTCCGATACGCGTGATGCGCTTGCGGCTGAATGGGCGCGGCGAAATCCTTCGACCCCGGAGGAGATCGCCGCGTTCTACCGTGAGTCGGAAGCGTTGGGCGCAGACCTCGACGCGTGGCACCAGACCCCGGAGCGGCG